ATCGCCATCGTTTTTATGCTCTTCCGCTGGCGGCGGATTTCCAGGGGGCGGTTGAGGCGCGCCACCGTTCCCCTCATTTTCTTTATAGTCACCTGAAAGCGGTTGGATTTCCTGTTCATCCACTTGCAGGTCTTCGTTTAGCTCATCCAGGGCTTTCACAAACGCTAATGTTCTATTGTCATTCAACGACTCATTACGAGCAGTCAAAAACCCTTTCAAGGTATTAAACGTCTCGCCATCAATCGTGAAGTCATGGTCCTCTTCGTTGGCGATTAACCTTACCAACTTGTTATAAAGAGTACGTCGAACTCGAAAATACGTAGTGTTAGCCATCTGCGCCGTGTTGACCCAGAGTTGCAACGAATGTTTGTTGACGTCGAATCTCATTGTTTAACTATTTTTACAGCGTTAGCACGCTGCTAATAACCTCGAACTGAGGCAGTATCTTGGTGTCTCCTTTGAACATCATAATATTCTTTCTCATCGTCCACCAATGATCGACGCCTTGCCAACTCATCTTGCATGAGCCTCGGCGGTTGCAGAGGCCCTGCTGTAGGCACGGATTGGTATTGTCCTTTAACCACCGTGCCCACTGTTCGGAATGCCAGCCCCATCATCGCACTCGTCCCCCAATTAATTGCCTTTTCCGTTAAGTAGCGGAAATACGGGGTCATTTTTGTAGAGGCATATTCCAAAATAGCGCCGGTGTCCACTGAAACCTGCGCTTGCGCTCCCAAATTAATTATCGAACCCCGCCCTGGGGTCATTTCGACATGGAGCACTTCTTCCCAAAACATCGTCGTGCTCGCACTTGCTTGCACGATAAAATAGGGCACCATCGGGGCAACAGCCGAGGTGTACCAGTCCGTGGACGTGTTTATTGCCGTAAGCGCCTTAAAACCCATCGTAAGCTCTGAAGCGTCTATGGGGCGCCACGAAATCTGCATCGCGCCGTCTCTAACCACTGTGGTTCTCGAACCGGACTGGTTCATGTACGTACCAAGAATCAAATTCATTCCTATGATTCCATCCGCTCGCGTGGCACTTGTAGTGTAGCCAACTGTGACCTGCGGAGGAGGGTCGGTAGCCGGATACCTGAATTGCACTCTCAACGCATGCGCTGTTAGGCGCGCGTCACCGGACAAGGGGCCCAACGATGCCGTTGAAACCGGCTGCTGTGCAGCCCAAGTCATAGCGTTTAGGGCCGTTCCCGTTCCCATCCCCACTGGATATCCAGTTGTGCAATAGAAAGAATTAGCCGCGTTCGGGACGATCATTCCCATCCACCAACCGTTCTGATTAGTACTATTGAATGTAACTGTACCAGAGTTGGTGATCATGTCACAAAATGTTTTCCCCATTGCTCCATTCCCCACGCAAACAGGGGGATTAGTAAATGGGTCCTTAAGGGCCTTCGTCCACTCATTGCCCACCACCATTTCATGCCCAACATGCTCTTGAACATATCTCATCACTTTATTGTTGCGCATTTTACGTGGTTGCGGTTTCTTCCTTGCTCGCTTAGGGCGAGTCGGTTTGACCCGCACCTTCACTACTACACTTTTCTTTTTCTTTTGCCTTGGCATAACTAACAAATTCAGCGGTATCACGCCGACTCAGCTTGAGCCATATGCCACAGCCGCAAGCGCATGTCGAGACTTACACTTCTCAGGTGCGATTTGAATCAATTTCTCCGTTAAGAGCGCATACTCCTTATCACAGAAGAAATATTCAATCCGCAAACTACTGAGTGTCTCAGCTAGCACATCCTTCTTTTTGTCCTCAGGGTTCTTTAACCTGAAGACATGCTTATTCCAGTTGGCTGGTTCATAGGCCCAGAACCCATTCTTGTCTCGGAAGCGATGCGAACAAAATTCCGCTCCCTCCAGGTGGTCTACTTCACATCTCTTAATTATAAAGCCTCGTTCCACCAGCCAACCCTTATAAGCCTCCTTGTCAAAGCCCAACCTTTCCAGAGTGTCGTCACCCATTGTGAAAATCATGTCACGCTGCCAGTTGAACTCACCCGTTATGTCCAACGCGGCTGAGATCTTCAGCATTACTTGACTAGCTGAATTCAAGGAGATTGTTAACTTTGAACCGGATCTCACAATTCCCGGCTCCATCTGCTGATAAACGGTTCCGTCTGAAAATACGATACTGCCCATGGATAAGAGCGCGTATCTTTTCTGAAA